GATCGTAGCTGTAAAAATATTTTGTGTTTCCCTCGCCTGTGGCTATGGCGACGTGACCGATACCGCCGTTCAGACTACCGCCCCACACAACGATATCACCCTTTTTCGGAACGAATGACGGCGTGTTTTTAATTCTGGTAAAATAGCCCTTGACCGCCTGCTTGTCGAAATCTTCGTAGATTTGTCTAGCATACAGACCTGTGAACATACCGCATTTGACAACATCTTTGTTGTACTGGTTCGCCAGGTCAAAACACTGTATGTTATATGCTTTGTCAAAATCAACGCCCTTGCCTTTGTATTTCTTTACGAACTCATCAAATGTCATAGCCATAATTAGTCCTCCTTATCTTTAAAAACTCCAAATTTTGCCACAACTTTGTTTATCCAGTGCGCCTGCGGATTGATTTCACCATAGTTTTCCAGTATGGAAACTATCTCCATGGCAAAAATATAGCCGAAAACAGCTAGTGCGGTTATCGTTCCTGCAATGCCTGCCAGTTCGCTATGTCCGTAGTAGTGGCCTAGCTGTTCAAAACCTATCTCCGAACCGATAGCCACACCCATGACGACTATCTCCGCCAATTTATTCAGACCGCCCTTGCGCATTTTCGATGAACGGACGTCGCCTTTGCAGTAGGCTTTTATCCAGCCAGTGGCAAAATCAGCCAGTGCAAGCCCTATCACGATCATCAGCATTATTATGTACTTCACTTTACTACCTCGCTTTCGTATTTCTGCCCTGTGATTTCCTCATACTGCTCAGGGGTTATCTTGCCCCTGTCAGCAAAATCCTTGACCTGTTCAGCAGTGTACAGCCCTAAATCGTACAAACGTTTGACCTTTTTATACATTGTCGTCACTCTCCTCGATCAGCGTGTCGGTCATTAGTGCGGTGTATAGCACCTGTGCTTCTAACTCGTCCACCTTTGTGGCTTTTTTCGGCTGAAAGTCTTCGGTGGATAACCCTAACTTGTCAGCCATTTTTTTCTGTAAATTTGTCATGTTGTACCTCCTACTTCACTTAGTTTCACGATATACTCTTCTTCTGACGGCACTGGTATCAGATAGCTGTCGTTGCTGTTTTTGAAAATCACTGAACCGCCTGCTTCAACTTCTACGTTTCGCAGAAAATCATCAGGTATTAGGGCTGAAATATCGGTGACGATTGGTGTATCTAATGCCTTGACCTCTGTTCCGTCAATAATGTTGTTCTGCGTGTAGGTCTTAGTTTCATAGTCTGTCACATTCCCCTCAATGCCGTATCCAGGCAGATTGCGGATAGCTTCGGGGATATGGTATTCGTTGCGATGATATGGGGCGTAGGCTGTGGCGGTTGATGATTTTTCAACTTGGAAAATATTTTAGAAAATCAGATTTCCATGTGTCAAAACCGTTGAATGAATTAATCGCAACATACACATAATCCTCATCAGCCGTTTGAAATGTGATAGGGTGTCCTGTATAGGCGTTTATACCACTCATCGTTTTATGCCCAAAAAATTCAATGTCACGTTTATCTGCACCTATCAATTTTCCATACGTTCCGCATAATGCAGTATCTCGTATGACTGAAACACAGTATGCGGAATTTGGTTTTACGCTCAATCTTACGCCCCAATAGCCTGCTTTCAAATCAACTAAATCACTAGATGTGTAGCCGTCTATATTCCACAAATTCTTTCCCTGCTCAACGACTTCTGTCACCCCAGTGCTGACAATCTCACCGTCAATGACCTCAGAATGACCGCCCACAGACTTCACTGACATCAGCTTTGCCCCCGTAGGAATAGTCTTCTGATATGCCGTTTCGCTGTCCGTTTCAAACCTATGTGTGATACCATGACCCATATCATATAACGCATTTACACGTCTTGTCAGTTCCTTGTCTGTCTGCTTCACACGTCCTATCTCAGCCGTGTTTTCGGCAATCTTTTCAACCGCTGTAGTGTAGTCATCAGGTAGGCTGTCAGCCACCGCCTGTGCTGTCTGTGCAGCAGTTTCAGCGGCTGTTCTGTCTTCTGCAACCTGTGCAGCATGGTCTGCCACTGTAGCCTTGTCGGCTGTCACCTGCGTTGCCATATCAGCCACCGCCTGCCTGTCTGCCGCAGTGCTGTCAGCGCAGGTCTTTGCAGTTTTAGCATAGCCTGCCGTTATGTTCTTGTCGGCTGTGGTCTGCTGTGCTGATGTTGCCGCCTGCGCTGCGAATATTTTAGCGTTATTCTGTGATGTGACCGCCTGCTGACGTGCGTTTTCTGCACCCTGCCTTGCGGTTTCTGACTGTGCTGCGGACGTTTCAGCCGCTGTCTTTGCGGTTTCGGCTTGGCTTGCTGCCTGTTCTGCGGTGTCGGCTGATTTCTCTGCGTTTGTGGCAGATTTTTTTGCGTTTTCAGCCGCCTGCATAGCCGTGCTAGCTGCATTCTCAGCCCTTTCCACGTCAGCTTCGACCTGTTCACCGATTGCCGATATCCTATCCAGTGCGTCAGCTGCCACACTTGGTGACGGCACGGCATTATCACCGATAGCCGCACCGATTCTCAGGCGGAATATGCGTGATTTTTTAACCAGTATGTACTCCTGCCCTGACAGTTTTTTTGCACATATCTGACACGATACCGTCTGCGCTGAACGCAGTATATCAGCCGTTGGTGTCCACTGTCCGCCTGTGATATCGACCTCATACTGAACGCCATCGCCGTAGTCTATCGTTAGCACATAGCGGTCTGCACCGTCTATCTCCATGCCCTCGACCGACACGGGTCTAGCATTCGTTTCACCGACGTAGCCCAGTAGGGCTGTTGATGTCATTGCGTTGTAATTTTCGTCCAATCTGATTACCATTTCTGCGCCCCCCTTTATACGATTGCTATGTAGTCAATGCTATACGTTCCTGCAGGCACGTTGACAGTCACTGCGCCATTGCTAGGACCCATGCAGATTACTGCGAAATATGCGCCCTTGTATACCTGCACATGGGTGCAATAGTTCTGAAATGGACTAGGCGTGCCGATATCCCTCAGTGACACGCATATCTGCTTTGGCGTAAAATCCAAATTCAGCGGTATTTGCACGCTTGAAGCTGCCTTTTCCAGTGTGTATTCAATCGTGCCGCTTTTTATTTTATTCTGGTTTAGGTCATTTACTGCCTGTTCTGTTGCCGTCAGTGCGTCAACCAGCGCCTGACGAACGTCACGGCCGTAAAATGCGTTTCGGACAGTTTCGATAAAAGATGTAAGGTCTATGTTTGCCATAAATTTGCCCCCTTTTTTAATTCAGTGTGTGATTTTCTGTCGAGATGCTCTTGCAGTAAATTTCGCCTGTTTTTCCAAGACAAAATATAGCAGGCTTGCTGTTCTCATCACAAAGAGTTAAACTTCCGTCTTCCGTACTTAGCGTAAACGTCTGTCTTTCGCCATTATATCCGAATACCGCACCTGCCTGTATGACAACGTGACCACTTATGCTTGCGTTGTCAATGCGTATTTCCAATGGACTAATTCTAACTGTCCATTCGTTATGTGACAGCTGAATGGCACTGGTAGTTTCACTAGATGTCTGTAGATTGATAGTTCCACCTGTTATATCTGCTGATTTCGACGACAGTTTGTTAGCAACCACATTTCCGTTTTCGTCCACCTTGAACGTTCCACTGCCGTTGTTGATTTTCAAACCTGTCAGGGTCAGGGCGGTTATAAAACTAGCCACCAAATTTCCGTCGATAGTCCACGCATTCGTATATGGTCCGTCTTTTGCAGAACCACCGTCGGCTTGCCCAGCCTTTTTTGCCAATTCAGGCGTCCAAAATCCTAAACCTTTATAATTCAGCTGAATGCAGGATTTACAGGTATTTATATCAGCCGTATCCATAATCAGAATGCGCTCTGGTTTTTCGGACGGGTCAAGAATGACGTGTCCACCCTCTGCACCTGTAATCAGTTTTGTAGCGTTTTCAATTTTGCTATCTATCACCTGACGATTTCTGAATTCGCTATCATCAATAGCGGTCTGCAGGCTCTTGGTTTTCGCTGTCATAAAGCCCGAAAGCGTTTCAAATCGGTCACCGAAGGTTAGTTGTGAAGCCTGCGGATTGTCAAGGTCTATGGATATACCCACAATGCGCAAATCCTCGTCTATGCCCATAAGACTATTTTTTACTCTGTACCAACAGCCGAGTTCAAACTGCTCAATGTGTTTGTCTATTCTCGAGAGGTCAAGTGCTGTTATCTGATACTGCACTTTCGCACGATTGACAGATTTAAGATACTCCTTGCCCTTGCTAAGAAGATTGCTCGCAAGGGTAACGTCGTCCCATATCTGCGGACCGCTTATAACGCCGTATTTTGCGATAAGTGAGCTGTCCTCTATGTAATCCTTGCCACCATTCACAGTGCCGATGGTCAACCGCTTTTCGCTGTCTGTAAGCTTTGCACCGAGAGGATAAAGACGTGTTATGACCGCCGTTTCATCAACTTCTCGTGATATGGTTTTAAGGTTAACCGCAAGCTCTATGGTGGTGTCTGTGCCGTGTCCGATATGTTCCAGATAGTCTATATACACCTTTCCGTCTTTATCACGAAGTTGTATCTCACCACCGAATTTTCCTATAAGCTTGTCGGCAATGACATTCATTGTCTTGTCCCAATTCGCAGTGTATGTGTAGTTGTTGCTTGCCGTAACAGTGACCTGTCCCAGCTCTATACGCTTATCTGTACCCACCTGTGCATTGTGTTTGGAGAGGAACGAAGAAAGCACTGTCCGAATGCCTACCACTTTGTATTCCGCATACGGCTGAACGCTGTCATATAGCCAGCCTAAACGCCCCTCGCAGGTGACTTTGCGGCATATCAGACCTCTCTCGTCCATGCTATCAGGGCACTTCAAGACCCTGCCTATAAAAATATCCTTGTCAGTGCTTTCATCATAGACCTTGACAGCCGTTGTCAGCGGTTTCAAGAGGTCATACCCTGCATTGTTCGGATATATGGTAAAACTGAAACTATCCACAGCGTTGATAGACTTTGCAACCTTGCCGCCTGATATGCGGTCTGTGCCGTCGCTGTGTATGATAGTGTTTTCAGCTCCGTTTGTTATCGTTACTATGAACATCAGAGTGCCTCCTCATAAAGTTTGAGCGTGAGTGTACCGAAACCATAAGCCGCAAGAGTATTCACACCAGGCTGTAAAGTCAGCTCGTCAAGGTCGAATTCTTTCTCCGTGTTGCGGTATACACTTGCACCTATCTCTTTGTCGTTGAGCGCAAAATAGGTGAAGCCCACACTCTTTGCATCATCCTCTGAGCGCTTATAAGAAAGGCGTGGGCGTATGGGTCTATCAGCATATGAATAGACTTTCAGGGTCGCAGGAGGTGCGTATCGTGTCTGCTTGACCGCTGTCAGCGATATATCCGTCAAATTCAGATAATCGGTCTCAAAGTTGAAGTCGTCAAAACCAATATCTGAGTAATCGTCGGAACGTAGAAAAGGATACGTCTTGAAGTTCACTGTCAGATCAGCGGTGCGCCGTGAAGTGAACTCAAATGCAGAGGTATCAAACACAGCTGTTGCCCCCACAAAGTGATAGTCTGTCAGAAAGCTTATCCTCAGCTCACCCTTTGCTCCGCTGAGCCAGCGGACAACATCACATTTTCTGCGATAAAGTTCGTTTTCATCTTTTGCAGAAAGGCTGAATTTTATCGTGATATCACGCTGTTTGTACGTCCTTTCACCTGCCATTTTCGAGAAGTCATAAAAGCCGTTCATAAACGGTAAAGTGGCTTCTATCCTGTTTTCCTCCGGCTGAGATATCTGAACGCCGTCCTTTTTGATAGCCAAATAGAAATCGGTGGACTTCTTGCCGCCAAACTCTATGTATTCATTAGACACTTGCAAGCCTCCTTTCACTGCTTGTGACCCTCTCACCTAGTTTTCCGTCCACCTTTGACGTGAGCTTATCGCCGTCAAGATAAATGTTTCCTTGCTGTGCAAGCTGTGGAAAGTAGGTTTCTAGGAGGGCGATGATCTTGTTCATTGTATCATTACCGCCGCTATTCACGCTCTTTTCAGGAAGTGCCGAAAAGTTTGGCGGTATGACATCCGTATCCATAAGCGGCTGCAGTGACCTGTTGAACTGCATTGTGATAGTGTCCTCGTTGTCTGCTATGCCCTTTGCAAACAAGTCCATCATATCAGGTGCAAAAGTGTGGAAGTTTGAAAGAGGCCCTTTGTCAGGCTCAGAAAAGCCAAGAAAGTCCTTAACGCTTGAGGCTACGTCACATACAGTGTCTTTAAGGCTCTGCCACTTCTCCTTTATGCCGTCTATAAACGCCTGTATCATATCTGAACCCCACTCCTTAAAATCGTTCCACTTGCGTGAAAACCAGTCTGTAAGGTCAAGCAGTTTGTCTGATAAAGCGTCTGAAACAGGTGCAAAAAAGTCCACCATACCTTGTGCAATTCCCTTGACAATTTCAACAGCTATAAGTATGCCGCTGGCAAGAATATCAGGAAGATTTTTTACTATCTCTTTGGTTAGGGTAAATACTATTTTAAATGCTGCTTCTGTAAGCTTTTTAGCTGTATCACTATCAGAAAGTGACATTGCTAATGTATCAATGATTTTGACAGCGCCGTCAACAATAAGATTAATATTGTTGGCTAATGTTTCTGCTATTGTTACGATTATCTGTGTAGCACATTCGATTATCGCAGGTAAGCTGTCAAGTATAGCCTGCAATATCAATGGCATTTGCTGCTTTATCGCTTCTGTAAGGTCTGGTAAAATAGTTGGCAAAGCCTGTGCAATAGTGGTTATGATAGTTGCCAACGCCTGCACAAGAGGACCTGTGTTCTGGATAAGCGCCGTTGCAATAGTTGTAACGGCTGTTATGACCGCCTGTGTTATCGTGTCGATGTTATCAGAAATACCTTTTACAAGTGCCTGAAATATCTGCGCGCCTGCTTCTATAAGCTGTGGGAGCAGGTCGCTCACAAGCTGAGGAAGCTCGGCTGCTATGTCAGGAGCCAATTCACTTATGAGCGTTGTGACCCCTGAAAGAGCCTGCTTTATGACAGGCATAATGTTCTTTGCAAAGGTCTTTACTGTGTTTACCATTTCCTTGATGAGATTTTTCAGGTCAGCGTTTTTGTCGCCCATTCCTGCCATAAGGTTTGCCCACGCTGCTTTCACAGAGCCAAGAGAACCGGAAACTGTTGTTGCCGCTTCTTTGGAAGTTGTGCCGGTGATGTCAAGGTCAGTCTGTACCTTGTGAATAGCCTCTATCATTTTGTCAAAAGACACGCTGTTGACGGTCTTTTCATCGACCTTTATCGAATCCCCAAGCACACCCGAATCGTTGATGAGCCTTGCCATTTCCGCCTGTGTACCGCCATAGCCCAGTTTTAAGTTATCGAGCATGGTATAGTTCTGCTTTGCAAAACCCTGATATGCGTTTTGAATAGATGATATGTCAGTACCCATTTTGTTGGCGTTGTCCGACATATCCACCATCGCTTCATTGGCTATCTCAGCAGCCTGTGCAGTATCACCGCCCAAGCCTTGCAGAAGTGAAGCAGAAAAGCTTGTAACGTTCTGCATATAGTCATTAGCGGAGATTCCTGCGGTCTTGTATGCCTCACTGGCGTACTTTACGATAGTATCAGCGTTGTCCTTGAAAAGTGTTTCAACGCCGCCTATGTTCTGCTCATAGTCTGCATATGCGCTCGCAGAGCTTTTGACTATAGCGCCTATGCCTGCACTTGCCGCCGATATAGTTGCTATACCAGCTTTTGCGGCAAGTGCAAAGCCCTTTTTGATAGTGCTTCCAAAACCTGAAACGACCTTGCTGCCAAGAGAGCTTCCAAACCTGTGACCATCGGGCATACTATCCCCGAACGCTCTTCTCAGCTCTGACGCAAGCCCTTGCATAGACGGAACTATCTGCACATATGCTTTGCCCAGCTGTGTGCCGTTTTCTTCTGCCATGTTAGTCCTCCTTTCCTAAGATTTTTCTTCTCGCTTTCTCATAATCCTCGCCGCTTCGGAACGCTGTTACCTCGCTGTCGCTCTCGCTTTTGCCTATAAGCTTTTCAGCTATGGACTGCGGTCTGTTCACGCCCTTTTGACCGTCCTTTGTCTGCGACCAGCATATCCATTGCAGGCGGTCAAATATCAGCGCAAGCAGTATTTCAGAAAACGAACCGCCAACGCCGTTGAGCTTGCGCTTGACCCGTGAACTGCTGTCAAGGCCGCAAAGAAAAGTCGCCACCTTTCGTGCAGGCAGCGACTTAAAGTCGTATATGTGATAATACTGTGCCATATCGCAATCAAACTCATCAGGATAGCGCTCCATAACAGCGGCAAGGACTAGGAGTTTTTTGTTTTAGGTGTCTGGAAGATCTCCACGATAAGCTTTGTTATCTCTTTAGCCGATACATAGCCGCACTTTTCTCTTATCTTCTCGAAAGCTTTTTCTTTCTTGCTCCCAAGAGCGGCGTCAACTACCTTGACATATGCAAGGGGGTCGCCCTGTTCACACTTGCCGACAGCTTCGATAAACTCATAGTCGTCAAGGGTCTTCTCCTCTATTTCAAATTCAAAACCGCTTTCTGTCTTACCTGTCAGCATAGGTTATTCCCCCTTTTTCATGTACTCATAGTGCGTATTGCCGTTTTCATCAGGTGTGGCTGTGATAGTCAGCTCATAGCCGATAGCCTCGTTGTCCTTATAGGTGATGTCAGATATCTCCGTCACCTTGCCGAACGGGATCACTACTCTTTTCAGTACGTTGTTTTTCAGTATCATATCGAATACGAACGCCTGATCTTCATGCTCGGCACTGTTTACTTTGATTGTCAGACCCGTGTCAAGGTCGCCCGAAACATTGCTGTCATTGTAGACAGTTTTCAGCACATCTACATTGGTACACTCTATCAGCTTTACCTTGAAAGTGTCCGTCTTTTCTGTCTGCGGTGTGTCAACGATATCTCCACCCCAGGCTTTGATATTTTCAGTAGAAATGCCAGAACTGTTTGTTACTCCGTCCTCTGAACAGTAGCCCAAACTTTTGAACGCTGCGTCAAGTGCTGTTGTTGCATCTGTCGGCAGTGTAGATCCTGTGACCGCTGTGAAAACCGCTCCGCCTACCTTTGGCTTGCCTGTTGATACGTTATCTTTGTTGTTTGCCATAGTATTATCACTCCTCGTAGTAGGTTATATCAAATACCGCCTGATAGCGGTATCTCTTTGTTTCTGTGTCCGTGTAGTTGTAGTCTGACGTGCAAGCACAGCGGCATATTTCGCCCTGTGACACGCTTTCAGGCATAGCCTTTTTAACTTTTGCGTTAAGTTCTGCCGCCCCGTATAGGCTCGCTGAGTAGCTCTGAACGGCTATGGTGGCAGATGTGATAAAATCATTCTCTGCCGAGCCTAGCTTGTCGATAAGCACATACTCTTTTGGTGGGTTTTTAGGTTCTTCAAGATAAACTGAAACGTCAAGCTTTGCTCCCAGCCAGTCAAGAATTATTTTTTCTATCACTTGCCAAGCACCGCCTTCAAAAGTGTGTTATTTCTAAGATTAGCACGCTGAGCCTTCTTTGTCTTAGCCTTGACGATAGCGACCTTACGGCGCATTTTGGGGTATCTTGTCCATGTGATAGTATACGCTTTATGCCCCGTACCAAGACGTTGAACGGCTCTGTCAGCATATCCCTTGACCATGCTTTCAACAGGTGCAGAGCAGAGAAAAGCCGCAACTGCGTTGTGGTCAAGCTCTATCTTAACTTTACTCATAGCACTCCACCTTTACCTTTTTATTCCAACTGAGCGGCAAATTTTCTTCAATGCCCTCTGTCGGAAGACCTATGGTGCGGAATTTTCTGCCGAAGAACTCAACCTCTGTGTCTTCCCAAACGTGTGTATCTCCCTTTGGTATTGCAAGAGTGTAAGCTATGCGTTTGCCTGACAGGTTGATCTCGTTCACAACGTCCTCTGCGGAAGGCTCGCCCACAAGCACGTTTTCGACAACCTCCTGCGAAGTTTCGTATATCGGTCTGTTGAACCCGTCAATACCTGTCTGCGTTTTTACAGACAGCTTAACAGGTATGCCCTTGATATTCAGTCTCATACGTCATATACCT